TCCAGATCGTTGCTGTGGGCGTCAACCGCTGGTTTTGGGGCGGGAGATGTTTCTTATGCGTCTAAGACATCGACAGTGACTCCAACAGGGTTTAGTGGTGGTAAAACCACTGCTGGGAACATCTCTGTTTCACCAGACGGACGTGTGGTGTCCCCGAGTTTTGGTGAGTTGGGTGAGTCTTGCTGGTTCACAATTCGATGTACCTCCTCAACAATTGATTGCCGTTTTGACATGAGACGTCTAATCGCGTCGGTATCTATTGAACCCCATTTTGAGGGGCAACAATCAATTCCAGGCTGGAAAACGGTAAGTCCAAACCCGAGAGTATCATTGTCAGGCCAAGATGGCTCACGTGGGGCAAGCACTTCGATCTCATTCTCTTCCTTGGTGTGCGTATCTGGTTAAGGCTGCTCATCGCTGCAGCGCTCCACAGTTTCCCCTACTGCGGGTGTAACCTAGCCAGAGTTGTCGCTGCTTTCATCGTTCTGGGACACATCGGGAAGGGGCGGTTTGACGGGTTTTTCCGGCTTGGGGTCATAGCCGGGTAGTGTATAGTTCGGGTGGCCAACGAAGTCTGTTGTGATGTTGTGCCCCTGTGGGTTTGGGCATGATTTCTGTGGAGTGCGAGTCGAGAAATCTGATCGACGTGGTTCCGGAATGGGACAAGAGTTGGGGTCAGAGCAGGCAGAGAGGCCGAATGGTTCAATCTCATCATCGAACAGGGAAAGTAGATTTCCTGAACTTCTATAGTTGTCTCTGTACCCTTCCTGTACTCCGTCGACTGGCTCTAGTTTGTATTCGGGGTAAGGCGATTTGAAGTACTTGTCAAGTCGTTTTGCCTTCTCCCACCAAGGAGCGACTAGAAGATTAGCAATCTGGTCGAGTTGAATGGGGTGAATTGAGACAAAGAAGGATTCAGGGCCATTGAAAATGTAGGATTCGTCAAATGCTGCTTCGACACAGGCGTTGTAAGCCAATAGCCTATGTTCGGGATGGCAATACCAGTCAGGTTCAATTAAATGGCGGGCAAAAATGAGTTCGGACCAAAGCAAGTACGTAACCTACCTCGGTGTCGGTTTAGATGGCGTTGAGAAAAGACCATCACCTGCCGCTGCGCGTCGGGCTGACACAATACCCATGTTGAACCCTACATCTTTCCAAGCATCAGATATTCCAGTGACACTTTCGACAAGGAAGTCAGTCAATGACCCACGGAGTCCAAGGGCCCTCCTTGATCTGGAGAAGAGTTATCTCCTGCGCTCGACCATGAGACCTGTTACAGCATGATACTCACTCTGGTAGGCAGCACACTGGGCTCTGAACGATCTGCCCTCCCTGGTGAGAGAAGCAACTTGGTCGAAGATAAGTTTAATCTCATATTCGGGATAGTCGATAATCACCTAGACTTTCGCTGACCTGGGGAATTCGGAAACGCGTGATACTGAGTCGGAGTCAGTCACCCCATAAGTTTGAGCATTTTGCTTGCGAAGATTTTACTTAAGGCTTGCATAAGCTGCTAGCAGCTGTGGCGAAAATTCAGTGGGGTAAATGCCTATAGCCTAAGCATTGATGCATGCGGACTTCTCAGTAAGTCGATGCTGAATGGTGACTGTATCAGCAATGCGAAGCAGTGGTGCGTAATCGGCTTCTGCAGGTGGAAGCAATAAGTTAGACGCGTGAGGTACTATCTCGCAAACTTCAAATCGGGCCATGGACAAAGTGTGGTGCTCTAACTCAGCAGCGTACTGAACGCGTTTCACCCAGACTCTATTAGTGAGAATGCTTTCGAAATTCTGGAGGGAAATGTTGCAGTGGGAGTATTCTTCTACGGTGTTAACCGTTTTGATGCTCACAGTGTACTCAGTGAACCGTGATTTGGCGCGGAACTAGTGACCAATAGATTGGAATGACATGTGAGGATTATAAACATGAGCGATTGAGATGATCTCGTCTCCCACTTGAACAAGCTCCAGTAAGTCCCGGGAGACGTAGTAGATGGAGTTGGAGAGCAGCCATATTCTTTTGCCTCCTGTTGGGGGCCCGAACTCAGATAAAGGGCCACAGAACGCATTATAACCCAAAGCTATGGATCGCTTGATGGCTAGCGTGTCAAGAGTGGTTGGTGAAGCGTGAATTGTGTACACATGGTCTGGTGGGAACTTTGAACCGACAAATTTCGTATGTATCTCTCTGAGACAATCAGGCCCAATCATTATGAGGAAATCACACTCATTCTTGTCGTTGCCAACCGCTCTTTATAACATTCTGCGGGCCTCCGCGCAAGCGAGATGGTCGATGACGTTAGGACCGGCTCCCACGTCTGATGCTTTCAGCCTGCAAGTGTTAGGCTTGTTAAGCCCCAGATCATCAAAGAATTCCATGGTAACATGCCTCAAGTATTCTTCTTGGGCGGCCTATAATTCATGGGTTAAGGCCTTAGGATCACCTCTCACTTTGCCTTGTTGATATTAACGCTGCCTCATACCAGTTATTGATTTAAACTGCTTTGAGATGTGTTACATGTCCTTAA